GTTTTCTTACGGCTTTGCAAGTCAGCGCTTTTCTGGTGGCGGTAGCACACAAAAACTCTGGGCGGGTTATGAATTTGGAAGTAATCGCTTGCGTCAGTTCCCCAGAAGAACACCAAGCAAAGGTCGCGGAAACTCTGGCTACTTTATCTACCCAACCCTTCGTAAGATTCAGCCTGAATTAATTAAGAAATGGCAAGAAGCATTCTCTAAAATATTGAAAGAGTGGGATAAGTAATGGCTGGCAGTAGAACGCTCAAGCTCTCGATTCTTGCTGATGTTGCTGATCTCAAGAAAAATCTTGATACTGGCTCTAAAGAGGTTGAAGGCTTTGGGGGTAAGTTAGAGAAGTTTGGAAAGGTTGCAGCAGCCGCCTTCGCAGCAGCAGCGGCAGCAGCGGCTGCCTATGCGGTCAAGTTAGCCGTTGATGGGGTTAAAGCAGCTATTGAAGATGAGGCCGCTCAGCTTCGTTTAGCCAATGCACTTAAAAATGTTACTGGCGCAACCCAAGCTCAGATTTCAGCCGTTGAGGAGCAAATACTTAAAACCTCTTTGGCTACTGGCGTTGCTGATGACCAACTGCGACCAGCGCTTCAGCGATTAGCAGTTGCCACAAGATTTATTAAACCTAGCCTTAGATATTTCAGCTGCTACTGGTAAAAGTGTAGAGGCAGTATCTAATGCTTTAGGTAAAGCCTATGAAGGCAATACAGGCTCTCTAACGCGTTTAGGTGTTGGCTTGTCTGCTGCCGAAATCAAAACCCTTGGACTAGAAGGAACTGTAAAGCAATTAGCCGAAACCTTTGGTGGGGCAGCTACAGTTCAAGCGAATACCTTTGAAGGTCAAATTGCTAGACTTAAAGTCGGCTTTGATGAAGCCAAAGAATCAGTAGGAGCTGCTTTATTGCCTACCCTTCAAAGACTTTTGGATTACTTTATAAACACAGTTATCCCTAAGTTTATTGAGTTCAAAGATTCAGCACTAAAGCCAGTTACCGATGCAATTGCTAGAAATAAGGATTCTCTAACTATCCTCTATAATTTTATTAAAGACTTTGTAGTTCCCGTATTGATTAACAATCTTGGCGCAGCGCTTAGCTTCATTGGCAAGGTTGCTGGTGGCGTTCTTGATGTAATTGGCTTCGTAGTTAATGGAATAAAGAGCGCGGTAAATTTTGCCATTGATGCAATAAATGTGCTTATTCGGGCTTACAATGCCGTCCCACTTTTGCCGAATGTCGCTACTATCTCTAAGCCTTCGTTCTCAGCTCCTAGCACTCCAAGCAGTTCAAGCCTTCCAAAAACCCCATCTGCTCCAAGCCCTAGCATTCCAACAGCCCCTAAGCCATCGACCACCCCAAGCGCTCCTAGCGCTAAAACTCCAAGTTCTGCTACTCCATCATTAATGTCTGCTGGCGCATTTCCTAACACAAGAATTGGCGCTGAAGGCGATTATTTAGATCGTAATAATGTGGTTATCAATGTAAATGCTCCATCCGCTATTGATGAAGAAGGATTTACTAGGGCCGTAGTCTTAGCGTTAAACAATTCCACTAATCGAGGAACTACTGGCGGCGGCGACTTAAGGACGCAAGCGCGAGTTCAAATATGACCCTTTGGACTCCCGATTGGCAAATTTTGGTTAATGGCGAAGAATTAACTTCTCTTACCTTAAACAATTTGACTATCACATCTGGCCGTCAGGATATTAATTCGCCTACTCCTGCTGGTTATTGCTCGCTTGAAGTTATTAACACCGACGGCACTAATTATGATTTTAGTATAAATACCACAGTAACTATCAGAGTCAAAGACACCAGCGGAGCTTATGTTGCTATTTTTGGCGGGCGCATTTCAGATTTAAGACAAATAGTAAGAAGCGCAGGATCTAGCGCGATAATTACCAGCCTAAGAATTACAGCCATTGGAGCTCTATCCAGATTGCAAAGAGCAGTCTTTGATGGGAATTTATCTGAAGGTTTAGACGGCGCTCAAATTACTGACTTGCTCGATGACCTGCTTCTTGCTAGTTGGAATGAAGTGCCACCAGCCGAGACTTGGGCAACTTATGAACCTGCGACAGAAATTTGGTCCGATGCTGGAGATATTGGACTTGGAGAGATTGACGCTGGCGAATATACAATGGTCAGCCGTCAGATTACAGATACCATTATTTACGGAATAGCAAATCAAATTGCTGGCTCGGCTCTTGGTTATCTTTGGGAAGATGCTAACGGCAATATTAATTATGCAGATGCAAGCCATCGCCAAGATTATTTAATAGCAAATGGCTATACAGACTTAGACGCTTCTCACGCCATCGCTTCTGGCATCGGCGTAATCCAGCGTCAAGGAGATTTGGCCAATAAAATAATTGTCGATTATGGCAACAATTTTAATAACTCTTATACTGCTCAAGATGCGGATTCCCAAAGCGAATATGGTTTATTCGCCGAGCAATTTAACAGCTATCTAAAGAACGCAGCTGATGTCGAAGAGGCAGCAGATCGCTTAATTGGTCTTAGGGCTTGGCCTAGAAATACTTTCCAATCAATTACTTTTGCCTTGCAATCCCCCGAGATTGATAACGCAGATCGAGATGCCCTATTAAATATATTTATGGGCCAGCCAGTCAGGATTACAAATCTGCCTCTAAATATGCTAGGTGGAAAGCTGGAATAGTGTTCTCAATACGCTAGAATGGCAAGACGCGATAGGAGTTATTAGTTAATGGCCAATACAACGAATTACAACTGGGAGACTCCAGACGATACAGATTTAGTTAAGGATGGCGCAGCTGCCATAAGAACCCTTGGCAATTCAGTCGATACAACCACCAAGGCGCTAAATCCTGAAACAACGCTTGGAGATATTGCTTATCGCTCAGCGACCAGCAACACAAACACTCGCTTACCAATTGGAACTGCTGGTCAGATTTTAGCGGTTTCAGCTGGAGTTCCAGCTTGGATCAATAACGACCAAGGCGATATAACTGAAGTTCAAGCTGGCACTGGTATTTCAGTAGCCTCAGGAACTGGGCCTATTCCAGTCGTTTCTTATGATTACCGAGCAGGATCAGCATTGACGCTTAATGCTCAAACGGCAACCTATACAGTAGTTTTAACAGATGCAGACCAAAAACTTGTCACAATGTCCGTTGCTGGTGCTAATGACTTTCAAATCCCTACTAACGCCAATGTTGCTTTCCCAGTTGGCACAGTAATTAATGTTATTCAAATCGGAGCAGGTCAAACAACTATCAAGGCTGTAACTTCAGGGACTACTACGATCTCATCAACTGGAGCAACTGCCACAGCTCCTAAGTTAAGAGCGCAGTTCTCGGCTGCATCCTGTATCAAGGTTGCAACCGATACTTGGTATGTCGTAGGAGATATAGCGTAATGAGTTTAATCGGGATTATTGCTTCACAAAATTATCCGCGAGGCTTTGCTGTTGATTATTTAGTAGTCGCTGGTGGCGCTGGTGGTGGCGGTTATGTTGGTGGCGGTGGTGGTGCTGGCGGTATGCGATGCACAGTTACGGCAACAGGCGGCGGCGGTTCTTTAGAAAGTGCATTAACTGTATCTAAATCAACAAATATTACAGTAACAGTAGGTGCTGGTGGTAATGGTGGCGCGGCCAGTGGTAATGCTCAAGGCGGCGATGGTAACAATTCAGTATTCTCTACAATTACAAGCACTGGCGGTGGTGGGGGTGGCGGTAACTCAGGCTCACCTACTGGAACTGGCAGAAACGGCGGTGCTGGCGGTGGGGGAGCGTCTTTTCTTGCCGCAAATGGGGGAACTGGAACAACAAATCAGGGATTTGCTGGCGGTTCTTCTACATCTAATACAGGTGGTGGTGGTGGTGGAGCTGGCGCGGTAGGTGTTAATGGTGTGGCTTCAACATCAAATGGCGCAGGCGGTGCTGGCGTAGCAACTTCAATTTCAGGTAGCTCAACAACTTACGGCGGTGGTGGTGGTGCTGGTGGTGCTTATTACACAGGCCCAGGGGGAGCAATAACGGCTGGCGGTGCTGGTGGTTCAAGTATTGGTGGAGCAGGTGGAACTGGTGGAATTTCTGCTACTTCAACAGCGGGAACAGCGGGAACAACTAATCGCGGCGCTGGTGGCGGTGGCGCTGGTAGCAATGGTGATACTGGCAACGCAGCAGCTGGCGGCGGCGGCAACGGCGGTTCTGGCATAGTAATTCTAAAATTTGCAACTGCATCAGGAACAATAAGTATCGGTGCGGGTTTAACAGGTTCAACGACAACAAGTGGTGCAGATACTATTGCAACAATTACTGCTGGCACAGGAAATGTGAGTTGGTC